ACTACTGCAGAAGGCGCAGCACCTAGCGAGACCGGTATCGTCTCAGCTTATGTAAATGCTACTGTAGTCAAAATGGCGGGATTACAGCGCTACAGCGTTGAGCTTTTAGAACGTAGCTCAGAAAATCCGCAATTTTTTCAAACTATGCTTGAGAACATGCAAAGAGCATATAACAAAGCCTCAGACGCTTATGTAGTAGCAGAAGCTACTTCTGGCGGAACTCAAGGCGCTACTTGTGCAGCTTCAAGCGCTGGTATTATTTCGTTTGTATCTGTAGAAGCTCCAGCTGCTTACTTAGCAACTGGCGAAGTAGCTACAGCTTACGTAGGAGGAACTTCCCAGTGGTCGTTACTTCTCGGCGCGACCGATAGTACTGGGAGACCAATTTATAACGCAGGAAGTCCTTACAATAGTGGAGGAAGTTCTGTACCTACCAGCCTACGCGGAAACGTTTTAGGGTTGGATTTTTTTGTGGACCCAAATATGGTGTCAACAACTATCGACGAGAGCGCGTTCATTATCGTACCTAGCTCTATGTATATTGCAGAAAGCCCAGTACTACGTCTTTCTACAAATATCCCTACCTCAGGTGAGATCGAGACAATGCTTTACGGATATATCGCAGCTAAGACTTTAGTTGCCGGTGGAATCCGTCGCTTTAACCTTACCTAATAAAAACCCCTAGAACCCTAAACCCTGTAACTCGCTACAGGGTTTAGGCCTAAAACAGAGAGGCTCTGCTATGGCTGCTACCTATATCACTATGGCAGAGCTTCGCGTTCTATTGGGGATACAAAATATAACTCTTTACACAGACGCAACAGTCGAAGAGGTGGCACAAGCCGCAGAGGACATATGCAAAAAGTATTTATGGTTTAACACTGTTCCAATTTCTGCGACTGCTCTAGCAGCTAACGTGGCAACAATTTACACGCCTGTAATTCATGAATTTAGAATAGGTCAATCAGTAGTAATCTCTAGCGCTGGCACTGTATTTAACGGAACTAAAACTATTACAAATACGACTCTTTATACTTTTAGTTATGCTAAAACTGCTAGCGATCAATTAGTCCACGCAGTAAAACCCTACGGCTTAGTTACCGGAGATTTTCACGCTCAGGATTACGCGACAGTCCCGGCGATCAGAGAAGCTACGGCCACTCTAGCTACTGTTATCTGGCAGTCCAGAAGCGCCCCAGGTGCAACAACTGTAACCCTAGACGGATTCATCCAGAATCCCTACGCGCTCGGGAATACTCTCGTAGCAAAAGTACGCGGATTATTAGCGCCGTATCAGTCCCCCGCGTCAATGATCGGTTAGCAAAATGCCAGCTGCTATAACTACTCTTAGAACAACACTGGCGACGGCTTTAGCTAATCCGACTGTATGGTCTGTCTTTAGTTATATCCCGCCTATTCCTCTAGCCAATTCTATAGTGATCGCCAATAATGACCCTTTTATCGTAGTTAGTTCTGGCCAGCGCTCAGCTATAGCACCTATAGCCAGATATAAAATTTACGGGTTAGTACCTATGCTAGATAATTTAGGAAACCAGGTAAATATAGAGGATTTCATAGTCGCTATATTCGCTAAGTTATCCGCTGCTAATTTAATTATGACCGTAGGCAGTTTTAGCGCCCCGGCCATATTGGAAACCGCTGCAGGGAATTTACTTCAGACCGAGGTAGATGTAGAGATAGTTTCGGATTGGAGCTAACAAAATGATAAAATATAAAGTATTAACTCATAAATATATTGGTGATAAGACCTTCGGGGACATTATGACCGAAAACGATTTAGTAGGTAATGACGTTAGTAACCTATTAAAAACTGGCTTAATAGAAGCAATAGAAGTAGCAGAAAAACCCGCAACTAAAGAAAAGGAATCCGACTAATGGCAGCTACAATTTACTACGCGCAAAATAGTTATCTAAAAATTAATGCCGTAGACCTATCAACCGCAGTATCAAGCCTTAACCTATTAATTAACTATGATCAGTTGGATATATCAGCTGCGGGAGACTCAGCTCATAAGTACCTGGCTGGTATGACCTCAGACGTTCTAAGCGGTACCTTATTTCTGACCCAGGACGCTGCAAGCGCTGGAGCAGTACGGGCTACCTTAGACGCCTGCGACGGTACTAGCGTGCTGTTTGAAGTAGCTCCTAACGGTGCAACTCCTAGCACTACGAACCCAGTTTATAAAGGCAGTTGCTTTATTAATAACTACGCAACTGTAAGCGGTTCTCAGGGCGAAATTGCGAGCATAGATTTCAGCTTTGACGTTACAGCACGCGACGCAACAGCGTGGCCTAAGACCTCAGTCTAAAGAAAGAGAGCGAGAAAATGGCTAGTTTAAAAGTTACGTTCGAGTCCGGGGTAGTTGAGACCTACAAAATTACCCCGGCTATCGAGGTAGAGTTCGAAGCCTATGCAGGTATGGGAATAAATAAATGTTTTAGAGAAAAAGAGATGCAGACTCATGTCTATTATCTCGTTTGGATAGCCATAAGAACTAGCGGGCAGAGTGTCGCTGTGTTTGGTAATGAATTTTTAAAGACGTTAGCCGAGGTAGATGTAATCGAAAACGACCCGTTAAATGGGTAAGTGATCGCCAAACACTTACTCATCAAATAGCGGCGTTAGCAGTTGAGACCGGGATCCCTACCTCGGACTTTTTGCAGATGTCGCCGGAAATGCTGGCGGCGGTAGTAGATGTTTTAACTGAGAAAGCAAAGGCGGTAAGACGTGCAAGCTCCAGGCCGAATAAGCGCTAAAGAGATTGACGGCTTAGACAAAGTAGTCGCGCTTTTAAATAAGTTTGACAAAGACGGTTTAAAAGTTATGAACAAAGAGATTTACCAGGTAGTTAAAAAAATTCAGTTAGAAGCTCGTTCATTAATGCCGGAGGCTGCACCTTTAAGTAAATGGGGTCTGCCTCCTGGCGATAATTATAAAAAAGATTCTAAAAGTAATTGGGACCAGGCGCGCTTACAATACAAACCTAGAGCGGCCACTATGGGAATTAAAAGTAAGTTAGAAAGTCAACGGCTTAAGGGCGTCTGGTCTAGCAAAGCCTACGTAATTAAACAGGAAAACGCCGCAGCTATGATTTATGAAATGGCCGGACGCGGTGGAGGAGGCAACAGCCCCCAGGGTAAACATTTTATTAAAATGATTGAGGACAGAAGTAAGCCCGACAAAATTGTAGTGAGAGGTCAACAGACCCGCGTAGTTTGGAAAGCCGTCAACGATAACCGTAAACAGGCCGTAAAAGATATTGAACACGCTATGGCCAGGGCTGTAGACGCTTTGAATAGAAAGGTACTTAAATAATGGCTAAGGACGCTATCCGGATACCCGTAGTAATTAGCTATAACGCTAAAGGTACTAAAGAGGCCGTAAGAGGTTTAGGGACCATAGAAAAATCCTTTAAGAAAATGGGGCTAACCCGTAAATTAACTCTCGCCGCTATGACCGCTTCTATAGGAGCCTTTGCTAAACAGTCAGTATCCGCAGCTATGGCAGATGAAAAAGCCCAAAAGATTTTATCTAATACTCTAAAAAATCTAGGCCTAGCTTATGCGGCTTTACCTTTAAACGCTTTTATAGATAACCTGCAGCGCGCTTCTGGCGTGTCTGAGGACCTGCTTAGACCGGCCATGCAGAAACTTTTACTAGCTACCGGGGATGTCGGTAAGTCTCAAAGATTATTAAACCTCGCGCTTGACCTGACAGCGCAAACAGGCAAGGACGTAACTGTAACGGCCTCAGCGTTAAGTAAGGCCTACCTCGGTAATACTAAGTCTCTATTCGCTCTAGGTGCAGGTATTACTAAAGCCGATTTAAAGACTATGAGCTTTGAGCAACAGGTAACAAAGTTAACTAATTTAGTCGGAGGCCAGGCCCAGGTAGCTGTAGATACTTACGCGGGTAAAATGGCAGTATTGCAAGTCTCAGCTAGTGAGGCTAAAGAGACTATTGGTTATGGCCTTATAAATGCTTTAACTATGTTTGGCAAAGATCAAAGCATAGAGGACGCCGCAGACGCTATGGAAACTTTGGCGGCTAATACGTCTTTCTTTGTAACTGGAATAGCAGACGCAACCGCTAAATTTAAATCAAGTGCATTATTTAAAATCCTAGCCGGGGTAGTTAAAATTGGTACTACTCCTCTAGTACCAGGTACTAAAAAAGGTGGAGCGCTCGCCGGAATGGCTGACAGAGGTCGAGGCGTAGTAGCTGCGGGTATTACTGCAACTAACCGCCAGAGTCCAATAGAAGCCGAAAGACTAGCGGCTCAAGCTGCAGAGAGAGCCAGACTAAAGGCAATTAAAGACGAGAAGGCTTTACTATTATTAAAGAAACAAAAGGCCGCAGTAGACAAGTTAAAAGCTATGTTCGATATGGATATTATCCAGTTAACCGCAGCCAAACAGCGGACCTTATCGGCTGAGGATTTAGCCCGAGTTAATGCTTTAATCGCTATTAAAACTACAACTAAAAAAGATGACGTAACAGCTTTAGAGGAATTAGAAGTATTGCAGAAAAAGAACGCGGACGCAGAGATAGCCAGAGCTAACGAAATTCTGGCAGTTAAAAAGAAAAACGCTGCGGAGGTATTGGCTTTAGAAAAAGATAATGCTAAGGCTTACGCAACTTTTGTAAGTACTTTTACTTACCCTGGCGGCTTATTCGCTGGTACGAACTTAGCTCCTCAGGGCGCTAACGCTGTAAGTAACCCGCCTGCACCTATGCAGACTAACGTCCCTAATATCCCTAGCAGTGATTTAATCGACAGTATGACGTCCAGGAGTGCAGGGTCTAGCTCTAATCAAGCCCCTAACGTAACTGTAAATATGCAGGGCGGTATTAACTTCGGTACTACTATGGACTTTTACGAGTCAGTCTGGCG